AATCCTCCATATTGGATAATTCCAAACTATGTTTTTGAGAATCCAACATTAACAGTTAATGGTTCAAATATTGAAATTAATTTTATGGGCTTGTGTGCCGGAGATGTGAATGGGAGCTTTGTGCCGCCACAATAAACTGATGTCTATATTTTTAAAATTCTAAAATATGTAAGGCAGGGTGATATAAATATTTTTATACCCTGCCTTTTATCATTTTTGACATAATTATTCTTTTATCTTCCTCAATATATTCCCTATTGCCCTTTCATTCATTCCTAAATCCCTTGCAATCTTCTTGATCGGGATTTCCTCTACGTTTTCCAAGATGTAGCGTTCCAGGACTGAGCGAAGGGATGTTATCATGGGAATTGATACAGTGATGCCACCAAGTTCTTTTATGAGGACTCTTGCAGTCTCAATGCCACATGTTTCGGCAACAATCTGGAAATGTTCCGGAAGATCCTTTTCTTCGAGCATATTTAATACGTCGTTGTTACGCATAATTTTAATCCTTCCTTAGATTAATTTGATAGAATGTTCCTTCAATACCAAGACCGGCAGCCATTTTTTTAGCCACCAGTCTTGAAATTGAGCTTATTTTAAAATTAATTAGAACGGATCTTCATCATCATCCTTTTGTTTCTCCCATTCCTGTTGCCATGTTTTAGGGTATTCCTTTTCAGGATTTGTCTTATTACTAACAAAATCATCGTCATCGCTATCCCTTTCAAGGTATCTTTGGCAAGAAACATCAAAGGTAAATTTAGAATGACCGGTCTTACCAATGAATTTATGCTTCACTTTTTGTATATAGACAACAGGATGGCTCTTAGTGAAATCCTCGGAAAACTGCCTGTACACAACAAGACCATTGTCAGCAATATTGAACCAGTTAGCTGAACCTGAAATATCATAAAGTGTCGGCACCTCGAAATGAGTGCTGTCCTTTTTCCTTGGCATTTTACGAGGATGTGCCACAAGTATCAAATGAATGTCATGAATTCGGGCAAAGTATTTAAGTTGATTTAAGATTTTTCCTGTATAAATTGTCTCAGACTCATTGCCGATCTGGTGTTCAAGAGTGTTCCATGGATCTATAATGAGACCCTTGATTCCATGCTTTAGCACAAGTCCACTTGCAGCCTCAAGAATCCTTTCGAGCTTATAATCCTCATTGTCTGGCAAAATGAAGTAAACATGCTCGTTAATGAAGTCTCTTGCATTAAACATCTCATCCTTACTCATTCGACCGGTATAATCCTTCATAAAGGGCTTTCCAACGAGAATTTCGCAAAGCCTTAGAAGGTGTATCTCTATCGTTGCATTTTCAGGCGAAAATATTCCCCATGACCAGTTGTGGTTTTCTGAAAGCTTAAGCATGATCTGATCCATGAAATTACTTTTTCCATGGCTTGGAATTCCGGTCACAACCGTAAGCTGAGAACCATAGAATGTAATATGCTTATCAAATGTCTGGTACCCAGTCTTAGCTCCATTCGGAAAACCGTTTTCATACAGGTCGAGTAGCTCATCTCGTCTTTCATTTGCATAGTGAATACCTTCGATTGGATAGAGTTCAGCCTGCTCTATACATTCCTTTAGTTTATCCTTGCCAAGCTTCATTAGCACTTCGTTGGCATCCTTACACCCTTCCGGGAACCTGATTAACCAACATCTTCCCTTCCCAAGGCGTCTTGCAAGCTCTTCCCTGAGCCTAATACCGGGTCCATCCGAATCCGTTGCAAGATAGATTCTGTGCTTATCCTTGAAATATTCCGAACAGTTGTCGAGATAGTCGAGCTTTGTATGTATATTCTTTACTTCGGGATTTATGCCGCCATCAGGTACTGATACTGCATTCTTAAAACCTGCAACTTCAAAAGCAAGGGCATCCATTTCACCTTCCGTAACGATTGCATCAGTTTCACCCTCAAGGTCATTGATCTTGTAGAAGATCTTCTGACCACCTTTCACTTGTTGAAACAGCTTTTGTGGATTCCTGTATTTGATGTTTACAAGTGTTTCTCCTACATAGTAATTGAAACAGACACATTTTTCTTCTTTCTCGAGTTGTGAGAGAAATACTTTTTCAACTGTTATCTTGTTCCTCTCAACCACTTCCTTGGGAATCATTCTTGATTCAAACCACTTGTACACATTATCAGTCGGTGATTCCGCATTAGTCTTGACAGGTTTCGGGATAAAAGGTTTGTTGTTATCCTTCATATAGAGTCCTCCTGCCCAACCGCAATGCTGGCAAAGCCATGTACCTTTCTCAATATTAATGCAAAGACAGGTGACTTTTTGATTTTCCTTTTTGCGGGTATGGGAACACTTCGGACATAAGACCCTTTGTTCAATCTTTCCTCTTGGACTAATTCCATAAATGCCAAAATCTTCATAAGTTGACGCCATTTAATATCTTTCTAAAAGGGTAGATCGTCATAACTTACCTCTGGGCTATTTTCCTGGTAATGATTTTGATAAGGTTTTGGCTTGGGCTGTTCCTCTTTTCCACCCTCTACAAACAGATTATAGTCGGGATGAGTATCCTTTTGCTTTTTATTCCTGAAAACCAGGTATTTAACACCATCCTGGGTTTTACCTGATAGATATATCTGACCATCCTTTGATGTAGCCTTATAAAGACCTGTTAATTTTATCATTTTGTTGTCCTTATTGAATATGCATAATTCTTGGTTATTTCGTTAAAAGCGGATTGGGCTGCAAGCTGTGGTGTCATTCCACCATCAAATTCCATGATGGCAGCCCTTTCCTCGTATTCATAAGTGTCAATTCCGAAGAATAACTTACGTGTGTACATTGCGTCGAGTTCGGCATGAGTCCTGCTCTTTTCCGGGAATATTTCCATATCACATCACCATTCTGTCTTCTGGAAAGTAGCGTTCCTTGAACTCAAAGAGATTTGCCGGCATCCAAGAAAAGTATGTCCATTTCAAAGCAAACTCGGACATAGTCTTTTGGAATTCCCTAATCTTCCATCCCTTTTTAATCATCAGGTCGAAGGCAAGATCTGCTCTTTTGCGATACTTGCCGTTTGGGTACAACAGTTCCTGGTCAGGAAACAGAGAATCCATGATGCTTAAAAATTCATCCTTTTGCTGTAAGCCAAGCAGGCCTCTGGTATTGGGCTGGATTTGCTGATCCATTGGTTCTTATCCTTTCACGCTTAAATTTTTGCAGAAAAATGTCATAATAGAGAACGCCATCCTTGCTCTTGCTCCGTAGTTTGCAAGCAGAAAGAAAATTCCCCTGTTCACCCCAGAAAGCATCTTTCCTTGCCCATTCGGTGATCTGGTAGATTTCCTCTCGTGGTCTCCGGTCAATTCTCATGAGTTTGTCGAATGTATCACCCCAGTTTTTCAGGTCAGAATCAGTTATTTTCTGTGTGGGTGGCAATAACTCTTTGAAATAATTAGCATATACTTTTCCTTCCTGCGAAACTTCCGGTTTCGGAGGAGAAGAATTAATATTTTCTTTTATTTCCTTTCCTTTAATTTCCTTTTCTTTTATTGCATAAGATTCGCTATGCGTTTCTTCTGTGAACGCATAAGGATCGGATAAGGGTTCTTCTGCCTTCTCTGTGCCATCGCTTTTCATTCCTTCTTCGACCGGAGTAGATTTGTTCTGCCCAAGTCTGGCATAGTGATCATCCCACCTTTTTTGAGCAGATTCCTTTGCTTTGCGGGTCTTCTCATCACGCACATCCATTCTTCTAACCAGGCTTTCACTCCAGATGAATTCATCGTCGAAGTCGAAGAGATCGAAATTGAAAATCACAAGTTCCAACTTTTCCTTAGTAGTATTAAGCTGAAGTGCGAGACCGTTCAACCTGTTCCTGCTATACTTATAACCGGATGCTTCCCTTAAGCATTCGATTATAGCCCAAAAGATGCCATAACCTTCCCAGCCGAGTTCTGCCCTAAGCTCAAGAATTTTTTCATCATGACGAGCGTTGGCATCATGCGAAAAGTAATAGGCATCCTTACTCATAGCAACTGGCTCATATTTTCAGGAATATTCAGAATATTATCACCAAAATATTCCAAATCACAATCCCTGTTCCCATAGAAAAGCCTTTCAATGTTAGAGCAGGATTTATCCCCGCCAAACCTTTCGATTAGTGGTGTTATAGCATTCCGATAATCGGTTGGGTTTGCTATCGTCTTATCCATGACAAAGACAATCCTAAACCTTTCAAAATCCGGTTTGTGACTTGGTGTCGTGTAGATAAGAATTGCGTTCTCTTTGATGAAGTTATCGACTTTAGCTGCTTCATAGGTCCAATAACCTTCCTCAATAGTCTTTATACTCTTGTCATACTTCTTGGTAAGGCTGTTATGAGTCTTGATGTCATTATCGATGTCTATAGCCAATATCTGTGCGAATTTGATGTCCTTTGTCGAAGGCTTCCTGCCTGATGCGATTGGTTTTAATACACCTGGAGAAAAAGCAAAGCCGTTCATAATATGGTCGGCAAGATCCTGTCCGGTCATTTCGGCATTTCGCCATCCATAGATCGATGGGTTTGCCTTGTTTATCATGTTTTTATTTATAGATAACTGGAATTTCATAATATTTCTGATTTTTGATATTTTAAAAAGCCCCGGCTGCCTCGTTTATTTAATTGAGGTATTGAAGTCATTTTGAAACAACCGGGGATTAATTGATTTTTTTCAAGCCACCATCTCAGTCGTGATATTGAGTTCGGAGTCACCAACACGGGTGACAATCATCTGCAGACCCGATTCGATTGCCTTGTTTTTGAACTCATTGAATGTATCATGGTCGAGACGCTCGATACCGTCCACACAGATTATTCCAAGTTCGCTGGCACGAAGTTTGGCTACCTCGACTGCAATCTTGACCTGTTCGGCAGTATTTAATTTGTCGAAGACAATGTTCTCACAATAGATTTCGCCGTCCTTAACTTCAAGACCCTTGACAGGCAGATCCTTTAATAGTTTAGCTTTCAAGTTATCAAGTCCGGTTAAGGCATTGTTGAGTTTTTCAGTCTCTTCCTTAAGATCCTTACTCTCATTATTGAATTGCTCAACAAGTTCTCTTGTCTTTTCCTGGGATGCCTGCTGCTTTTCCTGTTCCTGAAGAGTTGTAATCTCACTTATGAGAGGCAAATACTTTTCATCGAACTTCTTCTGGATTTCTTCCTTTTGATGATCGAAGCTCTCGTTAATTTGGCTCTTTTCTTCTTCATGCTCATCTCTCAGTCTTTCGATTTCCTGCCTGAACCTTTCCTCCTCATCATCCATCTTGTTGTTCCTCTTAGTAAGAGCTTGTTCGATGAATAAAGATTTCTTGGACTGCATTTCACCTTTCCGGTTTACGAGATCTTTCAGTTTTTCGGATAATTCAGATGGAGTGAATTCAAAGTTCAATACCGATTCCTTAAGCTGACTCATGGTATTGACCTTTTCCTTCAAGGCTCGATTGACTCCGGTTCTTTCCTCATAGAACTGTTTGTAGATTCTTGAAATGACTTCCAAGGCGTGTCCGGAAAGATCATCTTTAACTCTGCCGCTCATACCGTTAAGAGTGTTTTCGAGGTTTTCTCTCGTGAGCTTCATTGGGATGGCTTCGAGCAGGAAATCTACCCTGTTCTTTTTATCTGCTGTCAGGAACTGTATGGGATTGACTGACAACATATCGATCAGTTTATCAATGTATGTCTGAGGTTTGCTAATCTTTTGACCATCTTTGTTGACTAGCTTCAAGTCAGATTTGGATGGTGTGACAGTCTTACTTAATTGAACACCGTCATCGAGAATGAGAACGATTTCACCTTTTTCTGCTCCGTTTCTCAGGAGCTTTGCATCGTGACCGCCATTTAGGGCGTGCTTAATGGATTCAAGAATTGAAGTCTTTCCGGTTCCATTTCTACCCTCAATGAGAGTGAATTTTCCGGGATCGAATTCCAAGTCCTCTATTCCAAGCAAGTTTGCTATCTTTATTTTTTGAATATTCATTACTGGTTCCAATTTGATTGGTTCTGCAATTGTTTGATTTAATGCCACATTCTGTGGCTTGTATTTATAATCCGGAGCAAAGTACTCCTCTAACTTTTGACTATGAATGAATTCGAGGAAATCTTTCAAGAGTCCATCCAGATCGTTTTTCAGGTCCGGGTAACCATTGAATGAGAATTGTTCGATTCCTCTTAACTCAATCCCTTTAGCTTTATCTGCCAGGCAGAAAACGTTATAGAATACCCTTTCAGCCTCAAAGATGTCAAGATAGAATTTCCATTGGCATGATGAAAAATACCTCTCGAAGTCGAACATCCCCCAGCAGGTCTTGTTCTCTATGATATATCTGCCATATAGCTGGTCAGCTTTGGCTACAAGTTCGACTTGCTCACTTCCTGCATCATAGACTTTACTGATCTTAATCTCAAAAGGAGCTTCCTTAACGATCTTGTCATAGCACCGGTTTATGAGAGATTCCTCAAACTCAATACCGTTCTTTGCCCTATAAAGATTTTGTACCGGAACATATCGCTGGGGAGCTTTTTCCATAATGTCGTGGAAGGCCGTCCCCAAGTCCATGTACCGGGACGGTGTGAACTCGCCACAAATCCTTTTGAGAAAAATCTCAAGATCGAGCGTACCCATTTGGTAGCCACGAAAGGCTTCTACCGTCGTTACTGCTATTTTCAGCATAGGGCTTCTTCCTTTCGGAAATCTTTTATGAGGCTCGTGATTTTGTCATTGCCGATCTCGGTAAAATTGAATACTCTTTGATGTCCCACTATTTCCATGAAGTAATCGACACCATTGGTAAGATTAGAATTGATGAGAAATCTCATATCGAGATCGCACATACTGAATTTGTCTTTAACTTCTGTGAGTGTCATTTGCCACACTCCTTCATAATGAGAGTCTTAAGATCATCAATCCAGTTGCTAATGATCTTGATTTTAGCTCCATTGACAGGTCTGTTCTTCATAAATTCACTCACAAGATGTTGAAAGTGACCGTGTTGATATACGAGTTTATTCCAGTTGACTTTTTCCATTATTTTCCCCTTATTCAAAACTTATATCTGGAACATCGTTATCGTCGGCTGCTTTCTTGGCTGCCGGTTTAGTTACCTGCTTGGGCTTTTCGTCTGTCTTAGGTTTGTCATCAGTCTTTGTAACAGTTGTGAAGAATTTCTTGTCATCCTTGTTAAATTCAAGGTTAAGCTCTTTTGCCCTCAAAAGAATCTTGTCCCACACCTGCTTTTTGACACCGTTCTTCATTCCTGGAAGTTCGGATAAGAATTCATTGACATCGGTAATAGTATTTAGCTTTTGCACCCTATCACCAAATTCCCTTATTATCCTGACCGTTTCAGCTTGTGCCTGTGTCTCACCGTTTATGGCTGCTTTCATGCCCTTGACCAGCTCACTGAAAAAGGCTGGTACTGAGTTGAAATCCGGAATCTGCATTGATTTGAACTTTGCCGAATTCTTACCTATCCAGTAATCGGTGGGGTTGAAATCTACGGTTCTTTTGTTATCCTTGATGAAAAGATAACCAACAAAATCGGCTGTCTGGAGAACACGGTCATAGCTGCCTCCTGTAATTGCCGGACGCTTTATCCTGATGTCACCCTCTTCCTTTTCCCTGACATGGGCAATCATTACGACATCTTTGCCGAGTGTTTTAAGTTTGCCAACGAAGAGGGAAAATTCATCTTTGAGCTTTCCATAGAACTGTAGTTTGTTTCTCGATAACTTCGGCTCCTGGTCTATGATCCACGCACCCATGTAATCAAGTAGTGTGTCTATAGTGTCAAGG